TTTAAAGTGGGCCTATTTCGTAGGGGCCTATTTCGTCCGGGCCTATTTGCCGGGCCTATTTCGTCGGGGCCTATTTCGACCGGGCCTATATCTCCGCCAACCTATCCAAGTGGTGGTATTTATTCATCAGATTGGCATGAAGAATCGTATCAGGAAAGTAAGATAAAGCCTTGTTTACAATCCAAGGCTCATAAGACTTCTCGGACAGTACGTCATTCTCACTGTCACGCATCATATTAGACTTAGTGGTAGTGATAGAGTTTACATAATCAAACGGCGAGGTCATTGTCATTCTCCCGTTCCAGTCGATTCTTTTCTAGCTCATCTCCACACCCACTACAGATAAAAGCAGTGCCAACACCGCCTTCATATGAGTACTTCACCTCGGCAAAGTTCTTACCTAGGCGTTTCTCGCAGATAAGGCACTTTCGTTCCTGTCTATTTAGAAGTTTAGATACGAGTTTCATGCCGACTTTCCCCTCACGTTCAGTAGTGGATTCAGTTTCCTGATCAACGACTGCTCTATCTGCTTTCTACTAATAGCGCCTTGTTCTTTACATGGATATATTCTAACAGTCATACCATTAAGATCATTTCCCCACATAGACCAATACTTCTTAGCTGCTGAATGATTTTCATCTGGTCGAGACTTCTGATTGATTTCCTTAATACATCTGCTTAATTGTGTGCCAATGCTTCGCCCAGATTCGCCAACATACAGACAATGAGACGCTTTATGTATCGAGTACATTCCAACATCATTATAATGGCAAGTCTCATGCTCTCTGAGAATACCGTCCTCGGTATACAACTCAAAGCCCTGGATAGTATCAGGTTTGATAGCAATTCTAAAATGCTCGAAGTTTACTTCCAACAATCTATCAGCTATCACATCGGCCGAGATATAGTGTTGTCCCAAAAGATTGACCATTAGTTCCACTCAACTTCTGCCATAAGAGTGGCAAGGGCAGCAACTCGATTGATTTCTGTGTTAGCCACAAAAGCTTCTTTGTACTGGTAGTCAGCAAGAATGATAATGGCATCGGCAATACTCTGAGTGTTCTTTACCTTACTAGGAAGAATGTCGTAGAGTTGGCGATAAAGTACCGCAGAGTCTACATCAACATTCTCAGCAACCCATTTACGAGTAGCAGTAAAGTCCTTGTCTTTCATCAACTGGATCAAGACACCAATGCTATCACCTGACTTACTTTCTAGAATGCCAGCATCAATACTACCAGTAGTAACATAACGCTGTAGTTCATTAAGGACTCGGCGCCACTCAGGGAAGTAAATCTCTACAAGCTCTGCCACAGTTTTTTGATCATAGGTAACTCCTTCGTCTTTCAAGATGGTGCACACACGTTTAAAAAATTGGGATGCAAGCTTGGGCTTATCTCCCTTCGTAACAGCGAACTCGATAACACTGCAACGAGAATGCAACGGCTCAATGATCCTGTTCTTAAAGTTACAGGTCATAATTAAGCCACAGTTTTTTGAAAACTCTTCCATAAAGTTACGAAGAGCGGGCTGTGTGGATTTGGGATTCAGATAGTCTGCCTCATCTAGAATCACATACTTACGACCACCAGTAAAAGAAACACTTGATGCAAAGTTTGCGATTTCATAACGAAGTGTATCGATGTTACCATTCATCGAACCGTTGATTGTGATCGATTGTGATGTAATCAGAACCAATCTCTTCTAGCATCGCCTTTGCAATTGTCGTCTTATACCGATACCTGCACGACCTGTTAGCAACAGATTAGGCACGTTCTTCTGGTCAACAAACTGTTGAAAGGTCTTCTTCAACTCATCAGGTAAAATTGTGTCTTGTACAGTTGTTGTATAGACATCATTCATAATATAAGAAAAGGGAGAGAAAGTCAAATTTTCTCTCCCTTGTGCTTCAAAGCTTAAGCTTGTGGAGCAGGTGCTTCGGCTGGTGCCTCAGCTGGTTTGTTGTACATCGAAGGAGGAGGTTCGATGTTTTGGCCTTGCTCTTTAGCATGGCGCAAGAATGCGACGAATCGCTCACGAACGGTACCAACGGATACCATTTCTTCACCTTTGATTGCACCACGTTGGGTAACAATGTCGATGATCTGAACAGCGGCCATAATGTCGTTCAACGAAAGACCTGGCGCTTGCTGCTCTTGTACTTCTGCGGTGCCTTCAACGGCTGTAGTTGCTTCTGTCATAGTTCTCTCCTATATTAACGTGATTCAATAGCGATCCAGCATTGGACCTTATCGGACTTAAAGTGTGCCATACCTTTAGAAGACAAGGTGACTTCATAATCGGTTTGCACGAGTTTGAGATTATCTGTTTTGATAATCATGTTAAAGGGCTTGGTTTCAACGCCTTCGGCAATAACAACCTCATACTTATCAGCAGTAGATTTTTTACTATCAACAGCCGAAAGTTTGATGGTACTGCCATCGCTAGTGAAGGCAACCTCTGGCATTTGTAACACACCCGTAGCACGAATGACGCTATCAATAGCTTGCCATCTCACATTGATTTTTGCCTCTGGATCAGGTACAAAAATCTCCTTGTCTGGAGGGGAAACGATAAATGATTCAGAAGTGTAAGTGTATTTGAGTTCGCTTCTGCCACCCTTAATGGTGAAACGATCTGAGCCAAATACGACCTCTGGAGTTTCGAAAAGACCTAGAGTCGAAATGAATCTTGATAAGTCATATACGCCTGCCTGTTGCTCAACGCTTTCAGCAATGGTGGCGGCAGCCATGACGGTCTTTTGGGGAGAGATTGTTCGAATTGTATTACCAACCTTGAAGACGATGCTCGGGTTGATTGTCGAAAAATTCTTGAGAATGCTCAATGTATCAGTATTAAATTTCATAGTTTATTCACCTTTCTTTTCATTAAAAAACTTCACGTTATATTTATAACAGAACACACAAAACTTTTGTTTATTATATATCATTCCTTTTCGTTAGACTTAAATTGTTCAGCACGGGCAAGTTGATCATTGATCCACTTAGCACAGGTCTTTGCATCAAATGCGTCTTCACCTGGCTCTGGCATACGACCATCTTCACCGACACCACGAATGACGGAACTGGTTAGTATCATAGCAAAAGCCATGATCATGCATACTTGAGGTAGACCTGAGCCAGTCTCTCCATCATCGTAGTCTTTACGGCGTTCGAAGTCGTCAATATGACGCTTCAGGCTGTCGATCATTTGTTGCCAAGGAAGTCCTTTTTCCCAATTTCTATGGGCATACTTAATAGCACCGTATTCAAGTGCGGCGGCACCTGCGGCTAGACTCTCAAGTGGCAGTTGACGCATATAAGGCACACCTAGTGCCTCACGTAGGGCACCAGTCTTAGCTTGACCAAAGTTCTCTTTATTCATCGTGTAGTTTGCTCCCAGTCATGTTCGGCTCTAAAGATAGCCTGTAATATCAAAACGTCTGCCGCTACGTTATGTGAACTATCGTGGGCAACAAACGTTTCGTTCCAATACTTTTCATCACCAAGTGGCACAAAACCACTCTTGGTCAAGAAGTTAAATTTCGCATCAATATAAGTTCTTACATCTCGCACTTTCCAGAACTGAAGATATTGATTACATGCAGCCTCATTGCCTGTTGCTTTCATCAATCGATCAAGAATAACTGGGTCAAAGGTATTACCTCTAGACCACCAGTAGTTAAAGTTCTTTTGTTCTCTAAGGTATGTGAGTATTGTATCACAGAATTCAACAACAGTCAAGTCGGTGCTTGATGCCTTGATTTCATCTCGGGCATGCTTAGGAAGCTTTTCCCACCATTTCCCACATCCTCTTTCTTGAATGAACAGTTATAGTTCTTCATTTGGTTCATGACCGAAAGCTTAACGGTCTTAACGTTATCTACCAGTTCTTCAAATGTGTATGGCTTATCAAGAAACCGTTGCCATACGAACGTAGTGTATGCCATGTCAACAACAGGACAAACTATAACGTTTGCACCAATTGTTTCCATGTAAAATATAAAGTTGGTCTTTGTCATCATAATAAAGTAGCGTAATCCTTTGTTTGATTTATGAGTGTATTGTACACCACAATGAAATAAATGTCAACACTTATTTTCACTTCACGGCAACATTTTTCCAATCGAAGTTTGTCACTAATTCCATTTCGTAGTCATTAGTAGCTATTGGCACTGCAATGCCAGCCTTGGGCTTCATTGGATTCACCTTGAACGGCGTATAGTCAACAAAGTGGTGCCATCTGCCATATCGCCAAACAAGTCAAGCGACATCGGGATGCATATCGACCAGCATTTGGGACTTGTTAACAGTGCCTTCTGTGTTGTAGCCCGTCTCTTTGAATGTCTCGTTCTCGATGTTCTCGGCATGATAGAACTCAGCAGTATTGCCACCCTTCACGGTCTGAGTGGCTGCCTTGCCTTGTAGGAAAGCATTTAACTGGACGCATACGTCACCGTCTTTCATTACTCGCAGGCAGATATCCGTATCTTCATTGTAACGACCACGCCAGCGGTGCTTACAGTCGTTACGAATCAACAACGTAGAGTAGATACGGGTGTTGGCAACATAAGCAGGATACTTCTGATCAGGCGAAATGAAGAAGCGGTACTGAGGACCAGCAATGTAGACGTTTCGTAACGGTCAACGAAGTCTTCCATTACCTGAAAGCCTACACCACTCTCGAATCGAATACGTTGGTTTCTATTCAGACGATAGAAGTCCGAGATGTTGTCATCTAGTACCCAGTGGCTAGTTGCACCGATGCTGATAGAGTGGTCCCATGCATAGTTTCTAGCACGACCAGGGCCGTCGCCGTGATTTGAGAATGGTGCAACAATAAGTGTTACATACTGTCTCATATTAAACGTGTCAAGCGCCTTATCATAGCTCTCAAGGTCTTGAGGCTCAATCACAATATAGTGCGGAATCTCCATACGTGAAAGCGACCTAGAGGTAAACATTGTATCGGCACGACCCTTTGAGACGATGTACATCGGATACTTAGTCAGAGTTCTGCCGTTTGGCTGAATCCAACGCAACAGCAGATTCTTAGTGATCTTCAGTTCTGGGTGCCAGATGCTCTTGGTCTTGTCAGCGACCTCTTGACCAATCTTAATAGAAAAGTCGTCATAGTCTTCCTTGCTACGGAACTTCATTGTGATAGTTCTGAAAGGAGTATTCTCATCTTGAACGAACTCAGGCATACCTAGCCAGTGTTGTCGCCACTTAATATCATCGAGGTCACTAGGATCAATCGATACCTCGATATCGTCTAAAATGACCTGTGAGGGGTTGCGGCCGAAAAGCTGTTCTCCAGCAGGCAACTTTGCTTTATCGATTTCGACAACTGTACCAACCTCATCTTTGAACAGGCTCAGAGCTTGATCTTCTAGAGGATGATAAATCTCTCGCATACTACCAGGAATCATCTGGTTAATCTTAGTGCAAAAGTCTGCCATATCATCAAGTGTTTTGAAGTGTACGTAAATACTCTTCCACACATCAGACTTAGGAGATTTCTTAGCCTTTGTGTTGTCTTGCAAGACAACGTCCATAGGTGTATCAAAGAAACTATCGAGGCTTACGCTGTACAAGTCGTTCTTACGGACGTTCGCATCCATGTAGTTGTCATAACCAGCACTCTCTTTCACATCACTCATTAAAGAACCCCATCAAGTCGTTAGATTGTTTACTTCTATCATTGTAGCGTAAACTTACCAGGTTGTCAATAGCTAATTTCCAGTTGGTCAGGCTGTGCTTTTCCTTTGTCATCCTTGAAATCTCTAGGCGTTTTGCAGGCGAGATATCCATGAGACTTCTTACAGTGTCGGCAAAGACTTCATCCGAGCAATCCTTACTCAGCTTAACGTAGTGTGATTGGTCAGCGGCAATAATCTCGCTTGAGTGGTTGCCAGACTGATCACACATCAGAATAAGAGGTACACCACAGCCTAAAGCTTCCATTGCCGTAATGCCCCAAGATTCCTTTGAGCAGTTCGAGCAATAGGTTTTACACTTCGCCAGATTGAACATCACTTCAGCATGAGGTAATCCACGTAATGTGTGTTGCGGTGCTTCCCAATGTTTATTAGCATCTACGTATGCATTAATCGAGTCGCTTTTATATACGACATCGTTAGTCATCACAAGACTATTTAGGTTGGATTTATGAAGCTTCTTATGGACTAGGAACGGTACCTTTAGCGTGTCTGATCTACCGACTGTGCCACAATCGTATAATAGTTCCTCTGATACACCGATACTGTCATGCAGGTACGAAGGATTGATAAAGCCTGCAATCTCACCGAAGTCAACCTCGTTGATACGCATAGCAGTTTTTCGGTGAAAGTCTAACTGCCTTGGGCTAACAAAGTAAGAATGGGCTCCGTTGTCTTTCAGCTTGCGAAGGATATTGCCTAGCTCTACGATTCGAATATCACGCACCAAGCCCTCATGCACGATGCACACGAGCGGGATATTGAATGATATCATCATGTTTCCCCACCATGGATTATTAAAGATGATCATGTCAGGATTGTGTTTAGCAATCGCATCTTGAATCACCTGTTTAGTCCTACGTGAGTCCTTGTCTTCTTTAGTGACAAAAACTGGGATGACGCCTTCGATGTTGTCTTCTAAGTCCTTACAGAACTTTTCTATCCCACCAGCAACGACGGGACCCTTGGCATTAACAACTGCGGCATAAGTTGCGTATGGTAGAAGTATTTTCATATCAGGTAGCAATCCTACTAAAGTTCTTTACCTTCTCAAACAACTGATCACCCTTATGGCTAATGATAAAGATATTAGAGTCGCTTGTTAGCTCTTCAATGATTTTCAGAAACTCTTCGGTGCCTGTTGCGTCAAGTGAGAAATCCATAATCTCGTCTATAATCAACAGATTGGTAGAGACAGAGTTACGGAGCTTTGAGACAGCACACCATGTAAACAATAGTGCTAAGTCAATACGCAACTTCTCGCCTTCAGAGAATGAGGCGTAGGAGAATTCATCACGGAATCTTGACTTGATAGTCTCGTTAAAGTTTTCATCTAACTCAAACTGGACAAAGAAATCCATTGCTGACAGGTACTTACCGATTAGTTTGTTCATCACAGGCACATATTGCTTAATGATTCTGGTTTTGATACCGCCATCTTTAAGCATGGATGCAACAATAGCTAGCGTTTCTTTGCCATCAAACAATTGACCTTGCTTCGTATGGTACGTAGTCAACTCTTCTTCTAGTTCAACGATATCATTATTATCGATAGCAACCACATCTTTTTCAGCACCAACTAATTCTTCTTTGATGCCTTTACAAGCCGACATTCCCATTTTATGGTTAGCACGATGTTCGCTGGACTCTAGGTGCTTATCATTGATAAGTGTTTGCACACTATCAATTCTGGTCAGTCTTTCCTGTAGCTTTACACATCGATGTCCAAGTTTCGTACTAGCGTGTTCAATTTCTCGGGACTTTGCAGAATGGCTGCTAACTGTCGCTTCTTTGAAGTCGTGTTCGATGCCTTGCTTACAGGTTGGACAATTGTCGTGCTGTTCGTAGAAGGATACTTCCTTAGTAAGAGAGCGGTATTTGCTGGATAGATCACGGTCAATCTCCTGGAGTTCTTGAAGCGATTTTTGTACTTCGGGTTTATCGGTAATGCTGTTTGCTAGCTCAGAGATTTCTTCCATCAACTTCTCGATGGCAGCTTGCTCTGATTCTATAAACCTGATTTGCTCTAGCAATTTCTGTCGCAGTCGATCTACCTCGACTTCCTTCATGTTACGAATAGATTCATTATGCTTTTTAGCAGAATCAATCCTATTCTTAAGCAGATCAATTTGGTACTTAATCTCTGTGATTTCCGTCTTATTGTTAGTGATTTTATCCTTCAGAAGGGTATTCATCACAGTAAAGATTTGGATATCAAGCAGGTCTTCAATAACTTCCCTACGTTCAGCGGCCTTTAACTGCATGAACGGCACGAATGTGCTAGAGCCCAATACAACAACTTGTCCAAAGGACTTGTAGTTGAGCTTCAAAATACTCTCTTCTAGATACGTTTGGTAGTCACGGGCAGCGGCATCCTGATTCAGAAGATTACCGTTCTTCCAAATCTCAAAATATTTGGCTTAATGCCACGCTTAATGATAAACTAAGCACCACTAATGCTAAAGTGTGCCTCAACTTCCAGACCCTTTGTGTTAATCGAGTTAAGAAGTTGGTTCTTGTTAATTTTACGGAAAGACTTACCATATAAAGCAAAGGTCAATGCATCTAGCATTGTTGACTTGCCCGCACCGTTATCGCCTACAATAAGTGTAGACTTACTCTTATTTAGTAAAATCTCGGTCCACGCATTGCTCGTAGACAAGATATTCTTGTAATGGACTTTCTCAAATAAAATCATAGATTAATGGCCTCTTTATACAGTTCATCCAAAACTCGTTCAACCTTGTTCTTATCTCCGCCGAACTCTAGGTTCTGGATGTACGACTTCAAAATGGTCAGGGTATCTTGAGCCTCATCTACCAACTCTGACTCATCGATTACATCCAGATTCATGTGGTCATGTGGATGCGGCTTGCAAGTGGTCAAGGGATAGATCAAAGATGTAAGGATTACCCTTAGTGGTAACTATAACTTTAATGAAGGTGTTTGTCCAGTTCTTTGTATCAATTGTGCAACATCCTTTTCGATCCCCTGCTGAACCCGTCATAAAACTGTTGGCCTGCGCCTTGAGGCTGCGGCATAACACTAAAAATGTTATTAGACAGGATCCTTGATTGCTTTCAAGGATATGACGTTAAATTCGCGTCATTAGAACTTTACTTGGATAGTGCGCGTTACAAATAAATCAAAAATCAAAAAAAAAATCAAATCAAAACATCCTCGATTGTCATGTCTGTATCATCATACACAATCTTGTGGAACATCTTGAACGGGTTCTCTACGTAGGTCATACCCCGTGTCTCGGTATCAAAGACGCTGAAGCCACGTTTCTGATCATAGTCTGTCCAAGTCATCTCGTACAGTGCACCAAGATAAGAGATGTTTCCGTGGGTAGAAGGATGGTGAAAGTCCTGAATAGACAGCATCAAACTTCTTAAACATGCTTCGATCCATGCCATGGTCACAGAGTTGACTCCGCATCATTTCATAGCCTGCAATCTCAAAGTGTCCCATGAGAATTTCAGCTTTCGTGTTCTTAAATGCGTCCATAGATGACTGATAGTTATCTTGGCATATCCATGGAGATAGCATGATCTTGCAACCATCCATGTCTAGCTCAACTGGTTCATTCCAGTAGAGGTGCATGTTCTCATAGGATGATTCGCCGTAGAGCTGGCGCAGGGTATTGTCTTCGTTCGTATTCTTGTAGAACGTGTCATGGTTACCAACGACCATGTGCAGTTCGATACCATCGTCCCTAAAAACCTTGATGAAGTTTTCTTCTAGGTTCTTTGCTGTAACGAAATTGATGTACTTGCGGCGGTCAGCTAGATCGCCTAGATGGAACACCGTTTTGATGTTGTTCTCTTTCAGATACGGAAAGAAAATCTCACGGTAAAACTTGATAAAGTACTCAGCAAAGGCTGCGTTATGGTTCCTAGCTCCCCAATGAGTATAATTTAGAATAGCAATCTTCATACTTTACTCCTCTGGTTCGTCGGATATTTCAAGGTCAATGCCTCAATCTGTGACTGTGGGTCGCCAGAGTCTTCTGCTTCACTGCATAGCTTTTTGTACTGGACGATAGCTTCCAGGAATTCAGGGTTGTTTACGTAATTTTTTGTGGCCATTGTTACCTCTCTATTTGATTAAGTATCCGACAAATAGTGTCTCGTGTCAAGACATATTTTAGCACTGGTTTGGAGAAAAGACTTGACAGGCTCTAGAAAACGTATATAATAGCGTTATCGCTTAGAACTATCAATGCTTGGTTGAAGTGTCTGCCTCGATCATGGCTAGCAGGCGTGACTCGATGTCTTCCCGTATTTCTTCTTCAGTGGGTCCTTCATCACTGGATGCTTGTTCCAGTCTGTCGAGGAATGTGCTGTACTATAACTTAGCCTTCTCATTTGCCTCTCCGAAAAAGAGGATATCTTTCTTATTCAGAAGTAATATGGTCTCTACGGAAAGAAGAAGCCAGCTCTTCGCAAACATTCCGTGAATTGGATGCACCCTAACCTGCAACGGGTTCTCGATGCAATAGTGTTCGTCATCACTCGATACATTATGACCGATGATGTCGTCTCCATTATTAAGTTTCAAATATACAATATCCAATTTCACCCCTTTATATTCACATTATAAATTTTGAACTCAAAGCCCTCATCATTATATATAGCAACCCTGTCCATGAAGTGTTTGACCGCAAAGTTCTTATTTGCTTTCCACTGTAGTTCATCTACGATATCGTAAAGAGTTGCTTTGTTGCCACTCGAACTCTTTCGCAACACAGGTCCGATAGACTGTAGATTCCTGATCTTCGACTTAGACGGACTGGCAAAGATGATGTTATCAAGTCTCTTGATGTTAAAACCAGTGCTGAATGTGCCGTAACTTGCCAAAATGATGTTGTTATCGTTGGTCTCGGCTACGTGTCGGACTGCTTCTCGGTCATCGGCACTAACCGATCCATGAATGAAGTGTACAGTCTTACCTTCTTTGGCAAGCATAGGATGTAAAACTTTTCCATGCTTCTCTACGAACTGAAACAGAATAAGCGTATTGCCTTGTAGCGAGTGTGCAACATTCTTGATATACTTGTTGCGTGACTCGTTGGTTACGATCCAATCAATCTCTTCTTGGTAGGTCTTACCTTTATTTAGCTTCCTAATTTCATCAGAATTTTGAAGCTCGATAGCAGTGATACCGAACTCAGCAAGTGTTCCGTCGTCAATCAGTTTCTTAGACCTAGTTACTTCGTAGACAGAGCCAAAGATTCCTTCTAGCACCAGCTTGTGCGTATGCGACCCAACTAGCGTACCCGTGAACCCATATCTGTACTTACATTCCGGCATCTTCTCTAGCACTTAGACAGGCGACTTAGCCTTAAACAGGTGTGCCTCATCACCAATCACTACGTCGAACTTTTC